AGCATTGCTTGCCGATACACCTCAGCTTTGTTTCGCGTAGGAAAGTAACGGTCACGCGGCGGGATCACCATCCCACCGTCCTTATGCGTAACCGATACATGATACCGCCCGTGTCCTTGCATTGTCACTCCTACTTGACGTGACCATCCTCAATCATCACCGATACGCCTTGGCCGTCTTCAGACACGTATTCCATCCACACCTGAGCCTCGGCTTCTGTAGCCATCTTCCCTACTGTGGCTAACGACTCGTGGTCGAGCGTGTTACCATTTCGCACGAGTAATACTTTCAAAGACGGATTCAGTGCGAGTCCAATGGCTACAGAGATGTGCAACTGTTCTGAGGAGGATGCTTGCTCAAGCGGCAAACCATTGAACGTGACACCAGACTCTGATAAACCAAGACCCTGCACGGGAAACCGTGCAGCTGTAAGCATCTGTTCTTTGGCTGCGTCAATGCTAGTGATCTCGTCAGTCTTTTCTTTCACGGCACGTTCAAGCTCACTAAGCCTGGCCACGAGTGCATTACGCTTTTCATTGGCTTGCACTTGCTGATTAACTTTCTCGATGTCTGCAAGCTTCGTTTGCAAATCGAGTGTATCAGGAACAGCACTACGTGCCGTGCCTTCAGCTAACGTGGCATCTGACACCTTAGCCGCAATGATGCAAAGCTCACTGTCGAGTTCACCTGCTAGATTCTTCGCATCATTGAGTTGTTTTGTCAATTTTGCAATCGTATCAAGCACCGTATCGTAACGCTGCTTGGTGGTTGCATACTGTTCTTTGACTGCGCGAAGCTCCATTGCGGCATCTGACGCGAGCTGACGACGCTGCTCAGCATCAGTCATCATCTTTGAAATGGCCGCAGTAGAGACACCTTCAGATGGTGCATCCTTAAAGAATGCCGCAGACTTCACAAGCACTTCTTGCTGCTTGAATTGCTTGTTAAGATCAGTGCGAAGCGCAAATGCCAGTGCACGCTGTTTGTTGAGTTCAGACTCATCAATCCCAACGAGAGAACGAAGCACACTGGCCTGGTCTTTAGCCACGGAGTGCGCAAATGCCAACGGGTCGAATGTCAGACCGCTCAATAAACGGTCAAGCACATTCTGCGGTGACGGGTACTTGGCACCATCTTTATTAGTGACGACGAGAGTGGATGTAGTTGGCCCAAACGACAACACACAGTCCGCATGCATCGGGTCGTCAGGACTATGTGCGCCACAAGACCAATGCGGGTCACGTTTGAACTTACGTGTAATTGTCAATTCCTCGAGGTGCACAACCACTTTGGCTTCGGTCTCACCTTGTCGGATGGGTTCAGTGGGCACAAGTGCTTGCCCACCTAATGCATAGGCAATACTGTCAAGCACGCTTGACTTGCCCATGCCATTCTTGCCACCGATGACAATCAAGTTGCCATCAGGTGCAATGTCAACCGCTGTGATGCGCTTGACATTCTCACTTTGTAGCCTGACAATCTTCATACATTCACCTCACCCTAATTATACCAATTAAACCGCACGAAATCTCAAGCACTTCACGCACTCTCTGTACTTTTTCGCTCAGGATACTCACCCGCAGCTGCTTTCCGAATGATGTCTTTCGTGTCAGCAGGAAAGTCACCATTAAGCATCCATGTGAGATAGCCCTTTTCCATAAGTCGTAGTGACGTGCCACTGTGTCGACCAAAGTTGATACACGCTTCGTTGCCACGCCATACAATCTTTCCACGCTTATCTACGAAATTCGGATTACGTGGAAAACAATATGCGGAGAGTGCGGACACTGTGCGCGGAATATCAGTGAACTCTTGTAGTTGATGCGCGAGAATGTCAGTTGCCGCCTCAACATCAGCACCCGCATCATGGGCATCCTCGAATTTCTTACCGAGGAATCGTTCGTACGCATCTGACAGGCGGCGTGGTTCTGCAATCTGATAAATACGGTATGCATCGATGACGTCGCCCGTCTGTTCCCAATCCCAATCTCGACCTGCACGACGAAATTCTGAACGAAGCATTTTCAAGTCAAACTCGACATTGTAGCCGCAAAAGTCGCAATTCACGAGTACACTGAAAAGCTTTGGTGCCATCGTTCGAAATGTGGGCGCGTCTTTTACATCGTCATTCTTGATGCCATGCACGGCGATTGCATCAGCGTGAATGTCTACACCCGGATTTACAAGACTCTTCCATGCGATAGGTGGCTTCGTAGCTGAGTGCATCGTGATTGCAATTTGCACAATTCGGTCGTGGTCCACATGTGTACCTGTCGTTTCAAGATCAAGCACAGCAAGAGGACGTGTCAGTTGAAGGAGTTCTGCTAGATTTGTCACGCAACCTCCGTAGCACGAGGACCTTTTTCAGTCGTCGTAGGAGTGAACGTCACCTTCTGTCCTTCGTGTAGCTGATTGAATTGATCTTTTTGTGTGAGGTCTCTCACGTGAAAGAAGCGTGACTGATTGTCCTCACCGAGTACGAATCCATAACCCTTAGTGAGGAAGACTTTCAAAATGACACCGTTCATCGTTCCACCTCTTTATCAAACGGGAGCTTATAGCCTTTCCATCCGTGGTCCATCAAGACCTGCACGATGTCAGGCGGCTGCCAACCTTCTGGCTTGGTTACGTCGAATGCAGACCCACGCTTGCTGTCTTCAGCGCGTGATGCCCGAACCTTCGTCATGTTTGCGCGTTGCACTTCAGCAAAGAGCGCAGGCCACGGCAGTCCGTGAAAGAGCGCTGTGCCAAGCGCGATGTACACGAGGTCCACCAACGCGTCAGCGATGTCCGGGAGTGACTGCTTAGCATATGCTTCGCGTAATTCGTCCATCTCTTCTTGAAGAAACTTCAAACGAAAATCACGAACCTCATCAGAGACGAGATCGGGTAGTGCGTCACCTATGGGAAGACCAAACTTTTCGTGAAATGCACGCACACTCTCAAAGTCTGATATCTTTGTTTTCTTCCTCTTCTCTTCTAAGTAGTCCGCAAGTTCGACTTCTTCAAGCTTTTCAGAACGCTTACTCATACATTCTCCTATGCTTGAGCAAATGAAAGATTCCCGCTCTTGATGAGTTGCTTAATGTGCCATTCACATGTCGTTGGGAGAATTGGCACACGCGGATCAATGATGCAGGCTGATACGGCCTCGAGTAAGGTTGGCTGATTCAAGCCATCCACGATGTCTAGAATGGCTAATCTACGCGTATCAGTCAGGCCCGTGGTCAAATTATCACGATTGACAAGGACGATTCTGGAGCCATTTAAACGAGACGAGACTCGAATCGGTCCAGTGACATTGACTGTTCGTCCAGTCTTAGTCACACGTGGTTTCGGAATACGATGCATCGGGATTTCAGCTTCAAATGAAACCGGACCTGTGGTGATATTCTCAGGCTCTTCGTGGTCATACAGTTGTGGCAGAGCTGTGTCACGTTCCCACCAGTCCTTCTTCTTGATTCTAAAGTCCGCAATCTGCTCCGGTCCCACCTCGAGTTGATACCCAGCGTCATGCTGATTGTTCATGCCGTCTGAAACACCAAGATGCTTGGCGAGCATCTCGATAATCCAATGCGCAATTGGCGGCATCACACCTTTACTCAAACCTGTGCGCATGTTCTTACGATAGTTCCGAGGAGACTCTAGGAACACATACTCTGCAGGGAAACCCATGAGCACCTTAAATGCGTTCTCACTCATACAGCGCCCGTTGATGTGCCAGAAGCTTCCACCCATAATGACTGGCGCAAATCCATTCGGATCGATGAAGCACAGTGCACCCTGGCCGAAGTCACCGATGCATCGAATCCGCATGATGTCTTTTTCGTACGAATATGCAGACTCTTGCTTGAACTTCACTTCCCATAGCACACTTGCTAGTGAACGTGTTCCATACGGTGGGTCTTGCGGCTCGAACAATTTTCGCAGGTCGTCATGTGTGCACCCGTTAGCCAGTAGTCGCTCCATCTGTCTCGTCAGCAGGACATCCTGGTTGCCAGCCGATGGACCATCTTCGTAGCCCGTGATGACCTCTTTAACGGTCTTGTAACGTGGTGTAATAGTCAGCTTCATCGTCTCTGGAGCGGCATCCTTCTTGACCCAAACGAACCAGCATCGTTCACGCCATTGGGCACCGAACATAATGCCGTTCTCGATGATGCGATATAGGTGATACCCATACTTCTCGGCATACGCGGTGTGCACATTCCACGCACCCGGCAATGCACCAAGCACAGATTCGATAGCAATAGCCTTTGCATTGTTGCCCATCGCATAGTTCAAGATCACCTTCGTACACGCAAACGCGTCACTGTCGACACCACGTGCAGTTGGCGAATTATTCGCCAAACTGAAGGCCGAGCAGGGTGGATGTGCTACCACAACTGTATCTGACAAATCTTGTGCCGGCCAATCCTGTGCATATGACACAAACTTCAACGACGGAAAATTATGCTTCTGCACATCGTGAAAGAAGCCTTTGTCCTCGTAGGAACCGATGATGTCCGACCCATACGTAGATGCACCAAGCGTAATGGAACCTGCGTAGGAATTGATGACAAGGGTCTTAAGCATACTCATTCGTGTATCCTCATGATGAAATCAATGACGAATTGATGGTCGAAACCTTCGACCCATGCACCCGCTAACGTCTTGATTTCACCCGGGTGTACGATGCCTGTTCTTCGGATCCCGCCCTCCTCGTGATAGATGATGTAGTACGCAATGCCTGCTCGACCTAAACGAAGCATCGCAAGCTCTTGTGCACCGCGTGAACGCACGTGTGGGTTCGCATACTTGGCCTCCCACCAGCTTGTGATCTTATTGCCTGTCACTGACATATCGGGAATGCCTACACGAAACCGATCTTCGTGTCGAAGCACAACATAGTTCTTATGCTGTGTTCGTAGCTTCAATACAAGCTTCGCTTTCAGTTCAGCTTCAGTCACACTCATCTCCCCAAGTAGTCCAACCTGGTCGTTGATGACGTGCAAAAAGTTCGAGGTATGGTCCGGGTGTTACACGCTCTATAAGCTTATATGCACTTTCTGGTTTACGTGAATGTCGTGTGCGTGATTCCAGAAGTACATCACCCTCGAAGAATACGTTAGGTGTTGCATTATCACGCACAAGATACGTCACGGCACCACGTGTAGCAAGTATCAAATGCTCTGTACATCCACGTGTATAATGCCCAAGACCGATATTAAGTTTGAACGTAGAATCGACGATGCGACCTTTCACCCATGTAATAAGTTGCTTTGGTTTGAAGCCCCAAGCTTCACACACGGCTACACCCGCGCCACTCAACAAGAATGGATTTGTAACCCATAACCAAAGAAAGCCATCATGTGCACGCTTGAATCCAGCAATGGTATCATTCGTCTTATCGCATAGCGCACAAATGTCTAGCACTGACATTGTGCGATATTGACTGTCGCTTGAACGCTGCACGCCGTCTTTCATAGCAGACAACTTATCGTTGTATGACCACGGTGGGTCTGCCAGGAATGTGGTATACATGTTAATTCACGTTCGGATTAAACTTGTCATCAGTGAATGTCGTCGTCATAATCACGCGTACATACACGCTCTTATCATCGACATCCATACTTTTGCCGAATTGCACGTCTTTCACAACAAGATGAGCTGTAGCCCCGTCTTGCATTATGATAATAAACGTGTCTTCAAACAATGCTTCTTTGAGCTTCTCTGCCTTCTCTTGTGCGGTCATCGACTTCTCCCACCACGCGTGGCATCTGCTACACCTTTAGGAAATGGATGCTCCTCAAGCGGCATCGGTTTGCAGTCTGCCCAGTTGTGCCCAATCTTTGTGTCCCAAAGAATCGGAATCTCGAACTCTGGAAATGACTGGCTGTTGAGAATGTTCGTGATGAGCTGTGCTGACTCTTTGCTTGGCACATCTCCCACAAGTTCATCGTGCACAGTCATCCTTGGAACGAATCCCGTTTCCTTACGAGTGCGATGCAATTCAACCATCTTTTGCTTGAGCACATCCGCAGCACTTCCTTGCACCACACCATTAAATGCTTTGTGTAAACGCTGACGATCTGGGAATCGCATGCGTCTTCCGAGGATGGTCTTCACATAGCCACGTTCTCTCGCCAACTGACTGGCCTTTTCAAGCAGTGGCCTGACCTCGGGCATCTCTTGTGCGTAAATGCGGTCGATCTCTAATGTCTGTTTGAGCAGGTAATGCTCACGCGGCACCGGTCTATTCGGGTACTCTTGGTTAAGCGCGTCAGCCTGTGATGCAGTGATGTGGCCAAGCATGAGTGCCAGCTTCACGATCCCACCACCATAGACTCGCATGAAGTTCATATTCTTCTGCTGCTTATACGTGAGGTCTGGCTTATATGGTTTTAGCATCTCCCAGATATGGTGGTGAAACCGCAGGTCAGGGTTCTCACGATACGCACGAAGCAACTTCGGTGACCGCGTGTAATCTGCAAAGATACGATACTCGATTTGCTTTGCATCTGCGGCCAACATCAGACCTGTGCTCGGAATGAATAGCTTGCGAATCAGAAAGATCTCGTCGTCATGTGACGCGTCATCTTCGTCGTAGCCCCACGTCACTCGCTGCTTCTCTGTGGCCATAACTTGCTGAATGTTCGCGCCAATCTTCTCTTTGCCAATCTTGATGGCTGAACTCGAAAACCGTCCAGAGATTGTGCCGCCTTCGTCTGAACGTAATTGATGAAGCGCGAATCGTAAGAGACTGTCTGGACCGATAGTCGCGTAGTACTTTCCCAAGTACTTACTTCGGAGACTACTTAACTTACCTGCGCGCCTTGCAAGCTTCACGACTGGATGCTCGATGTCCTTGATAATCGCGTCAGTAAAACTCCCGCGTCGTTCGTTCTCGTCTAGATCCCGTGTGGTCTCTGTGAACTCTTGAATGGGTATGCCAAGCTTCTTGAAGAGGGCTGTCCACGCGGTGTTCTTATCCGGGTTGAAATCGATGCCACTCTCTTGTCGAATGTGATAGCAAATGCGAAGATATTCCTGCTCTGACTTCTTCACCCACTGCTTCAATAATCCCATATCAATGAGTGCGGCATTACGTTCCATCTCTGCCGTGGCATAGATGCAATTGTTCTCGAGCTCAACCACTCGCATCAAGCCTTGCTCACGAAGCTGCGGCAGGAACAATGCACTAAGCTTAAAAACCTGTCGCACGTCAGCCATCGCCCGCACAGCGATCATGCCTGCGGGATACTCTGCCATGCGCGACCCATCAAGTTCCTCACCGTTAATCCGCGTGACCTTCTGTTCGTCAGGAAGGAACTCGTCGCACAACGCCTGCAAACTGAATGTCCGACGATGATCGTCAAGCAGCGCGGCGTAGTGTGCCACATCCGCAACGGTGTTGCCTTGCTCCTCGAAATCAATCCCCCACGATCTCGCCATATGGCACTCAAATTTGGTGTTGAGATTGATGATGTGCTTGCTGCGTACCTCTCGCTTAAACCACTCCTTCACAATGGCCTCATCGAGATTGCCACCACCGTGGTGACCCCACGGCAAGTAACCCGTGCGACCATCAGGCAAGTAATAGGCCACACCTACTGGACGATGCTGCTCCCACCACTTGAGACCCGTCGTCTCAAAGTCTAAGTACACCTCGTGCACACCTGTCAACGAAGGTGGTGCCTCGGGCTCCCACTCGCCATAGCGCACTGCCCTGTCCTCCGCGTGTATGAGGTCAAACAAGTCAGTCATGCTTACTGGCCCACATCACGAATCGAATGAATCCGAAGATGACAATGAATAAGATGAGCGCACCAATCATCTCGCCATCCTTGGGTGTCCATCCTAAGAATTTCACGACATCATTCATGATGGTATCCAACCTAAAACCTCAACTGTAATGCCCGCTGCCTCAAGCACACTCAATCCAGTCGTGTCAGCGTATGTCTTTAGAGCTACGACACGTGTGATATGTGTATTCACAATCATCTTCGCACACGTGAAGCATGGCACGCAAGACGTATACATCACGGCTGCTAAATCAAGTCGTGAGCACTGCAACAACGCATTCTGTTCGGCGTGTACCGCCATACATCTCGAGGAGTCACCCGGTGGATCGTAGCGTCCCACACACGGCGTGTCGATACAATGCGTGAATCCGCTCGGGACACCGTTATAACCCGTGCTCAAGATGTGGTGCTTCGTATCGGTGATAATCGCGCCAACAGCTCGCCGTGCACACGTACTTCTGGCGGCCACAAGGTCAAGCATCTGTAAGTAGTACTCGTCGTGGTTTAATCGCATAGTGCCTTCAGTGCATCTTCGTTGGTCGCCGCTGTCAAGCACCGTGCATATTGCAACCAGTACCCGCCGTGCACAACCTCGATAGGTGAGATGTCTAAGGTGCGATTCACAAGAACACGTTCGAGCCAGTCTGGTGGTGATGTATGAAGACGCGGAGACGGGTAGGATATAAATGGTTGGTCACTTACCTTCTTCGCTGCCTCATGATTGACCGCATAAAGATGACTTGACCCGAGGTTCATCGTAAGACTTGTAGCAAGCACGTTGCCGAGTTGTGCAGCGAGAATGTTCCCAAGCATCGTGAAGTTAAAGATGTCGTATGGGATCCCCAACCACGCATCTGAACTACGCATGTTCACGATTGTATGCAAGCACTGTGCGCGATACAAAAACTGTATGCTCAACGTGCATGGCACATCTTTTGTCTCAAAGAGCGGTGGGCGATAGATTTGAATGACGGCCTGACGAGAATCGGGATCTCGTTGAAGTGTCTTCAAGATATGTGGCCACTGCTTGATAATCGGGATTCCATACGAACCATTGAAGTTCACGCCGTTATCACTGAAGTCCGCAATCTTCTTGTTGTATTGTGAGATCGTCTTCACGTCGTCATGGCCATACCAGATCCACAACCACTCTGCTACCATGAAACGATAGCTCACGTTACGCACCTTAGAATAGATGATGTTGTTCAGTGCGTTCGTCAGTTCAAGCGTCACATTAAGATGCTCTTTGCATGCCAACCCGCGCGGTGCAACAGTCGTGCCTTGATGAAGCAGGCGGTCAACAAGTCGTGTCCAGATGGCTGCCGCGGAGCTATCCTTGATTATCATGGATGAACTCCATAAGGTTGAAGAGTGCGAATGGTTTCGTCCAGTCATACACGTAATGATTTCTCGTATTGTGACGAAAGGCATCGTATGTTCGGACGAATTGCTCTCGATTCGTAAACAATTCCTCACGTCCTGATGCCCACGCCTCGAAGCACACGTTCAACGATGGCAGACACATGATCTGTAATGCCTGCATCTCACACACGAGTGTTTGGAATGTAATCCAGCCACTATGGCCTAGTCGGTCGCTCCCACGAAGAATAGGCCCATACACTCTCTCACCCAATGCCAATCTATCAAACACAGTGTTTGTGGCTGCACGTAGCAACTGACTATAGTAGTCTATGGGTGACACGTCAATGGGCGTAGGACCTTCGTGATGATAGTCAAGATACAACTCGTATGAAAGATACTGCGCGAGTGTTGTTTTCCCACTCCCGTCAGGACCTTCCACTATGATTACAGGCATGTCACGAGCCCCAGATACCGAGTGCTTCGTAGACGAACCGACACCCATAATCTAAACGCTTGAGCGATTGCTGGTAGTACTCCCATTGCAGCCGCACAAACTTCTTCCAGACTTCGATGTCCTCAAGTTGCTTCAGTCGCGTCAGCAATCCTGTCACCGTGGGTGGACTCAAGAAGGTCAACAATTCAGCATCCATGTGGATACGCGAATAGATATGTCCTTGCGAATCGTAGTCTGGATGCTTGAAGCAGATCGTTCCTGCATTGAAACACTCCCATGGTTTGGACGTTGCCCACCCGCCACCTGTAGCAGGAAGCGTGATCGTCGCACGCCACCGACGAAGTGTATTCGTCACCTCGGCCAATGGCACCGCAGTAATTACTCGCTTCAAGAGTAATTGACTCGGCGCACTCCACGTACCGAAGATCTCATACTCTGGAAGGTCTTTGCACCAGTGTTGGAGAATCGGGAGACGACTCTTGTTCCCAAGGTTGCTGTAACCCTCATTAACAAGGATGCCAAAGGCCTGAGAAGGAGGTTCCGCAAGCCGGTCAAGGATATTGATTTGTGGTGTGACAGCGAGCATCTCAATGCCACTATACGAGTATCGCGTGCTACCAGACCGCAGTTTCCCGTCACGTTCATCGTAGAATGTGTTATTCTTACCCGTGTTGAACTGTGCCAGGATGATGCGCTGATTCGGGTCCCACAAGTCACGGAACTTGATCATGTTACGTGGGTCAGGACAAAGCCAGAACGGTTTCACATCTCGCTGGTTCACATACTCAACGAGTGGGAACCCGTAGTTCACGTCGCTCCCCATGGGATTCGTGAATGTGCCAAGCTTACCCTCCTGCACGGCCGGTACAGGATGTAAACTCGTGCCGTGCTGACCGAGCCAAATGAGCGTGGCATCGACTTCAGGGAGCGCGCGAATGGCATCGTTGAGAAATGCGCGATAGGCTGCGAACTCCGGGCCGTGTGCACGAGACGACGGCGGCGCGTCATCAAAGAGACCACCGGGTGCCCAGTGATTGATAAGGTTCGGATGCGTGAAGTCGTTACGATTGCGACCAATCACGTGCACCGTGTGTCCATCCTCGAGGAGACGACGCAGTAAAAGGATGACTTCGATGTCACCACCCACGTTTGAGGCAGACTCAAGCGACAGCGGAATACTCCTACCTAGCTTACCGTATGCGAGCTTCATGCTTTCTCCTAATAGGCGGTTGCTTAGGCGCGCCTCAGTTAACTACCGCTTACTGATGATCTGCAAGAGATACGTGAACAACTCGCCAATCGCCTTGTTCGCCGCATCATGCCGTTCAGCAGGTGCTTGGGCACTCACGCCATTCGGTTGACGCACCCCTCCACCCCGCTTTTCCGCAATCAACCACACACCATCATGCTCTGCTTCTGCAACACAGTAAAACAGAGTCGACGTATGCGGCCGGTACATCAGCATCGGGACCGTTTCTTTATAAACGTTTCCCTCTGCTAACATCGCCAGGTGATGAGCCACCAATTCATTCTTGGTCGGCTTCGTCTTCGGCTTCTCATCTGATACACCTTCAAGGCGTTCCAAACGCTCGAATGCCTCAAAGATTTCTTCAGCCGTCAGCCGTTCACCGGCCTTTACACGCTGCAAGATAGACTTACTCATGTGAACACCTCTTCGCTTCCACTTTCGTGAAGCTGTTATGCGCCTGATGGCGCGCCTAAGCCAACTTACTCTATGCCATACCAAATAGCTTCCGGTGTCCCAAGGTCAGAGCATTGCATCGGCCATGGCAAAAGCTGTGTTCCATCGTTGGATGCCTTGAAGATGAGCTGTGCAATCGTTTCGCACTGTGGTAGGAACGTGCGTACCCGTGTAGTCTCGAGGAGGAGTGGGCCAATCCAGCAGCCCTGACCCGGGTCCGGCTCACTCGCCTCAATCATGAAGGTCACGCCTTCTGAACAACGATACCGCGTGAACCGCTTCCACTGATCCGCATCATAGAGTTCCCGTGCCCCGAAGCCCGGGCCAGTCACGAGTTCTGGTGGGTCAGAGAACACGTTATCCGCGCACAAAATCAGTACCCACTCATGCTGGACATTTCGGATGCTTCGTGAGAGCGCATCCAGTACACCTAAAGGATGCGGTTGAATCACATACTGATATGTGTTCTGGCAAATTGTCACCAGATGTTGCACATTACCCGGTGATGCCACAATTGTGATCTCTTGCACGCCCCATGCATGTGCATGTTGCAGTGCGTGATGAATGAGCGGACGCCCGTTCATCAACACGAATGGTTTCATCCCGGGTGGGACGATGCCGTCAAGTCGCGTGTTGGCACCCGCCGCCAAGATGAGACCAGAAATTCCTCCGGAGAAAGCGTGACCCACCACGGTAATTCCTTTCTTACAAGCTCTCGTGTGATCTCGTCGTCATCAACATAAATCCCAGGCTTTGAGATGGACACACGTTGTCGGCGTAACCATGCAAGCTTTCGCTTACGTGTCGCGCGCATCATTGCAATACGTAAACCGGGAAAGATCTTCTTGATCGCATATACAGCTTCACGCGATGCACCCGTAAGAACGGCATCACGTGACTTGATCGCATCGTAATACAGTGGGAGCGGCTTGGCATATTTGCGAAGCATCTCTGGATATGCCAGATTCTTCAGGTTATGCTTCTGAAAGTCGGGCAACCATTCTTGCCACGTTTTGCCCCATGCATCGTCTGGCATCTCTACGCCTGCCACCAGATATGCTTGACGCACCGCTTCATGCGTGTCGATGAGCGTGCCATCGAGGTCGTAAACAATCACACCGTGGCCCACCACGGCCAGCGTGCCAAGACATGCTCGTAAATCTTACGCACCCGCAAAACTTGATACGGGAGTAAACGAACTAAATGAATGTAGAGCCAGAGTCGACCAGCGGCATACGACAGATGTGTTTTTTCTGCGAGTCGGCGCGCGACATCGTGATTGAACGCGGGGCGATTGGTGACGTGTGTCAGTACCGCTTCGTATTCAAAGCACGACTGAAACATCTTCCCAAGGTCAACGTGCGGGTCATTCGGAATGAACGGCCGTCTGAGTGGGTCTATCCACCACCACTTATTGGTTGGTCGTTCCCATAACAAGTTCGCGAGCGTGGCATCACCGTGTATGCAACAACCCGGTGAGATCGGGTTGGGTAACTGCTCAATCACATGCGCGAGCGTATAGACATCCACATACAACTGGTGCGTCTCGATTTGCTGTTTAAGATGTGTCAATAGTCGTTCACGCCAGTATGGGATTGTCTCGTTGCTGTTCACCGCCCACAATGTTTGAAGGCGTTGGGCACCAGCGAGCAATCCCATATACACATCTTCTGACACAGCTGACTCAAATCGCGGCATGATGAATCGGTAATATGGCGGGCGTGCGTCGGGTTCGGTCACTCGTTTGTCGATGATCTCATGAACGGGTGCAAATACCTCGGGAAATCGACGCATGTATGTCGGTTCCCACGTATCGTAGACAGACTTCTCAACCGTGTTGTCGTGAAAGATTAGAGGTGGGTGGGCACCACGGCCTAGGTTCATTCTGTCACTCCGCGTGCTCGTCGAGGTAGGTTGACCGGCCGCCCTCGCTGGGATGAGAGCGGCCGATCGCATGTAGTGCGAACCTACATCGTCGGCTGGTCAGCCGGCTGGTTCTGCTTCGCGAGAATGGCCTCAGCCTTCTCCTTGGCGGCCTGCGCCTTCGCGGCAGCCTTCGCGGCAATGGCCTGTGCCTTCGCCTCAGCCTTGGCCGCGGCTGCCTTGGCCTTCTCCTCGGCCTTCGCTGCCGCTGCCTTGATCTTCTCTTCAGCCTTGGCTGCCTTCGCGGCCGCCTTGGCCTCGATGGCCGCGGTCTTGTCGATGGTGGCGGTGTTCGGCGTGGCGAGATTCTCTGCGCCGAACTCGATGCTTTCCGGCGCCGGGCCAGAGAACATCTTGGGACCGCAGTACACCGAGGCGCGCACCCCGGCCTGACGGTACGATGCACCGCCGTTCTTGTAAATCGTGTGACGTGTCAACGTGGCCATGTGTACATCTCCTTTGATGTAACTGTGATTAACGACAAGACCAATTATATCAAGGAAATCCTTAACGGAAACACTTAAATGTGTGCTTGTGCAAGTATTTGTGTGCTTGTTCATTCACGTGTGAATGTCCTTGCAACGCTTGCACGATTATTTGTGTGCTTGTCCTTGTGGCGTGTGAGTGCGTCTCGTAACGCTTGCACGCATAGTCATGCGCGTGTCAAATACACTGCACAAGAGTGTGAGCCTGTGCTGACTATTATACCAGCATTGACCACCAACAATGAGATGCATTATGTAAGAGGTGTCTTACATAGCGTGAGACTCTTACATACATAATGCGTGCATGATTTGTGTGAAATTATTCGATATTTGCACGGATATGCCTAGGATACGATGCCGAATCGATGGTATAATAGAGGCCGGCTCGGGTTGCTATTAGGCCAATAGCCGCCCGTGAAGACTTGCTTCGTTCCTTGGAACAGCATGTCGAGTTGCGCGGCGTTCGGAATTGCTCACGCCAGTTCCGAAGCCCGAGCCCCTCACCTAGTCTGGAGGCGTGACCAGTGACCGTTAGTGAATACGCAGCACTCTACATTAGTAAACAATGGCCAGTTATCCCACTCAAGCATAAGTCCAAAGCTATCGCCCAAGACGGCTTCGATATGAAGTCGCGGCTACGCTTTACACCCGAGGACTTCAAGCCTGATGACGGTATTGGCATTCGGTCAGTGGCCCAAGATCCCGACGACGGCATCCCAGTCGTCATCACCGACTGTGATTGTACCGAAGCCGAAGCACTGGCCGAATTCTTTCTCCCGCCGACGGGCGCCATGTGGGGGCGTGGCACTCACACTCACCGGAAACGCCTGTATTTCTCGAGCGGGATTGACAAAACACTTGCCTTTAAGGATCTTACTGCCAACAAGACCTTCCTCGAATTACGTGCACAGCATCAGGATGTGGCACCACCTTCTATACATCCTGAAACGGGTGAGATACTCACGTGGGTCGAGCCCATCGGTGATGCACCCTTTGTCGACTCAGACATGCTTATTCGCGCACATAAACTCTTGGCCACGTGTTGTATGGTGGCTCGTTATTACGCCCCACCCGGTGCTCGTCATGAGTGGTCTCTTGCGCTTGCTGGCCTCTTTCGTTCGTTGAGTATCACTGAAGTTGAAGCACTCCATCTCATCGCGCGTGCCAGTGCCTATGCGGGTGATGTGAAAGCAAGTGACCGTGACCTCGAGTTCCGCACCACCTATGCACGCTCTGTCGATGACGCGGTGATGGGTGCACGCAAGCTTGCAGACCTCTCCGCCCTTTCCTTTGTCGACACGCTCCGAAAGTTGTGGGGCGCAACAGAGAGTGTGGACCTCGAGCGCCGCATCATCGAACTCAACAAACAATATGCACTCTTATTCATGCAGTCGGGTGATATGGTGCTCCTCAGCGAAACTGTGGAGGACAATCGCCCACTCTTACGATTCTCGAAACCCACAGTAATGAGCCTCTTACATCCCGAGGTCGTGCAGGTCGGGACGACGGGTCGTGCACAACCCATCATGCGTCCGTTGGGTGACGCCTGGTTGCGGCATAAAGCACGCCGCTTTTATAACGGTATCGAGCTTAACCCGAATGGCCGTGTTGGGAATACGAATTATTACAACTTGTGGCAGGGTTGGGCAGTAGAGCCGAAACGCGGTGAATGGCCACTCTTTCGACAACACATCGACCTCATTGCGAACGGTGACCCACATCTCTTAGCATATATCTTAAAGTGGCTTGCTGAGACGATTCAACACCCGGACATCCCAATCGGAGTCGCTCTTGCATTCCGTGGCGCACCAGGCACGGGTAAGAGTACATTTGCACGTTGGGTTGGTCACCTTTTCGGTCCTCATTTCTTACATCTCGATTCAGAACAACGCATTCTTGGTCGGTTTAACGCACACTTGCATAATGCCATTATGGTGTTTGCCGATGAGGCGGTGTGGGCAGCCGGGAAGGCGGGCCTCGGCGCATTGAAGCGCATGATTACCGAGGAGACCATCGCGATTGAACGTAAAGGCATTGACACCATCACCGTGAAGAGCTACATACATATGATGGTGGCCTCAAATGAAAATTGGTTTGTGCCCACGAGTTTTGATGACCGTCGCTTCGCGGTGTTAACCATCAGTAAGAAGCAACAAAACAATCACACGTTCTTTGCGGCTGTACACGATGAGCTCTTCAAGCATGGAGGCTTGGCCGCATTCTTGTATGATATGTTGCGTCATAAGTCAGACATCGTCTTGGCTGACATTCCTGACACACCAGAGCGACGTAAGCAGAAAGAGTACTCGCAGTCACCACAGGAGGCGTGGTGGCGTGAAGCACTCGACGATGGTGTGTTCTGGAGTTCAGATCACGAATACGTGCCGGGCCCACGCGCAAGTCAGGGCCCATATCAGGAGTATCGCGTCGCGAGTGATGAGGTGTATGAACACTATGCCCGAACAGTGGAGCGGATGAATCGAAGATGGGACGTCGGATCCCGGACTGCATTACGTTTGTTCTTACACTCAGTGCTCGATGAGCCATACCCGCGAACGTATCAACAGAAGTCTACAGGACACCGCTTCTACCTCCTACCCAACTTACAAACGGCGCGAGAGATGTACATCAAGCTTCGAGGCCCACATACCTTTACGCAACCAGTAGCTGAGGCGGAAGACCTGTTCTAACATAGCGTGAGTCAGTTTGGACTACCATTAGATGTTACCCATTCGTTACCTGTGGTGTTACCTGTTCAACTCGATTTCTATTATATATTTCTCTCAAGGTAACAAGGTAACAAGGTAACAATAGAAATATGATATTGGTTTAGAAAGTGAAGAGTCGTATACCGGCCGTGCACTCTACAAATCTAATATGGGTCGGCTGGTTACCGTGTTACCTGCCCAAAAAATGCGTGATTTTTCAATGATAATCGAGCCCAACAGGTAAACAGACCCAATCCTGTTACTCGTTACCTTTCCGGCCATTTTACCTCGAGCGTGCATGCATTTTGTGCAAATTGTGCGTGTGATAGGAGAAACTTGAGCATAAGTGGGAGAGATGTGAATGTAATAGGAGAGTTGTGAGTGTGCTCTCCTCCTGTACAGGAATCGTAATAAGATGCTGCATAATGAGTGAGTGAAAATATAGGTGGTGTGAGAGAAATGACTGCGAAAATATGAGATTTGTATGATATAATTGACCCATCAGTGTAGGTGTTGAAATCATAATGGACGGGAACACTGGGCCTGATGTCGTGCAGCCGCGTCGCGTAGGGCGGCCTAAGGGTGTCCTCAATAAGCAGACACTTGAGCAGCGAGCATTTGCGGAACGCGTGCTCCATGGTAAGGATGGCAAGGACAAAGAGCGGTTCGAGAATCACGTGCGGGAGCAGATGTATCAAGGTACGCTCCCACCCGCGATCTTCCAACTGCTCGTGTTCTATCTATACGGTCGTCCGGTTGAGCGTGTTGAGTTGAGTGTTCCGGAACGCGCGCCACGTTCGCCTGAAGAATTGAAAGCACGAGCAAGAGCACTTCTTGCAGCAGCGCAGGAAGTGGCAGCTAAGAACGATGCCATTGATGTGCCGGTCACAAGTACTCTAACCCAAATGAATGAGCCAACAGTGACTGACGACTCTGTTCGAGTCAATTGAAAGTTCATCGGATGAACCTCTTGAGCATGTCATAGAGGATGAGCTTGATCGCCTAGAGCGTGATCTTGCACGTCAGGACTTTCTACACTTCATTCAACACGTTCGTCCCGACTACGAAGTCAATTGGCACCATCGTGTAGTAGCACATGCTCTTGAGCGAGTGCTTACTGGGCGTTGTCGTCGATTGATGATCTTCGAGCCTCCTCAGAATGGCAAGTCGGAACAAGTAAGTCGTTGCTTTCCCGCCTTTATCCTCGGTAGAAAACCCGAAGCACGAATTATTGCGGTCTCATATAGCGATTCACTCGCACAGGATATGAGCCGTGATGTGCAAAAGATTATTGATTCACCCGCTTATCGTGAACTCTTTCCTGAGACGCGTCTTGGTGAGGCTAAGGACACCGAGAAACGGACCCAAGGCCAGTTCGATATAGTGGGCGAGCGTGGCTATTATATTGGTGCAGGAATCATGGGGTCTATCACGGGTAAGACCTCTGACATCGGCATCATTGATGACCCTATTAAGAACAGACAAGAAGCTGAATCTGAGGTGTATCGGAACCGTGTATGGGACCAATACACATCAGCATTTGCAACACGGCAGTTCGGAAGTAAGGGTTCAATTATTCTGTGCCTCACACGGTGGCACGAGGACGATCTCGCAGGACGTCTGCTTCGTCTTGCTGCAGAGAATCCTGATGCTGACCAGTGGGAGGTTTTGTCGTTCCCAGCAATTGCGGAGGTGGCTGAGAAATATCGACACGTAGGTGATGCACTATGGCCTTCTAAATACCCGCACTCCGAGCTCAAGAAACGCCGTGCGACTCTTGGTGAGTACGATTGGGCCGCACTGTATCAGCAGCGACCCGCACCGAGTGGCGGTGGCCTCTTTAAGTCAGAGTGGTTTGCTGGTCGCGTTCTCGATGCTCCACCTGCGTTGATGCGAGAAGCACGAGGATGGGATACAGCAGGAACAGAAGGTGGTGGCGACTGGACGGTGGGAGTAAAGATCGGTGAGGAGTTTAAGAAAGATGAAGCCACAGGCAAGATCTCCTCGACAGGCCGATTCGTTATTCTTGACGTGCAGCGTCAACAGCTTGGGCCAAGCGGTGTGGATGGCCTCATACGTAGCACAGCCGAGATCGACGGCAAAGCATGCGCGCAACGCGAAGAAAAAGAAGGTGGCAGCGCGGGAGTCGCCGTCATCGCTGCGCGCACGAAAGCTTTGGTCGGGTATGACTATGCGGGTGTGTCGATAAGCGGTTCCAAAGTTACGCGCAGTAAGCCATTTCGTGCACAGTGCGAGGCTGGGAATGTCTGGCTTTTGCGTGGTGCGTGGAACGCGAAATACGTCGAAGAGTTGAGTGGGTTCCCGACCGCAAAGCATGACGACCAAGTAGACGCGTCCTCTTGCGCGTTCAATGCCGTGCTTATGGAGCCGGTGCCCGATGAGGAGTACTACGTATGGTAGAAGAAGTCTCCTCGGATCTTCGCACATTGAGCAAGCCTGAGATGCGAGCGCTGGCATCCGTGCTTGTTGAGCGTGCGATGTTTGCACAGCGGCACGGGCTTTCATTCAACGATAAGCGGGACCTCTACTCAGTGCTCGGGTATGCACGCACCCTGCTCGGGCAGGACTACCGCGCTCGCTATACGCGTGGTGGCCTTGCTCGTCGAATCGTTGAGGTGTATCCGAAGGCGACGTGGCGTGGCGGGCTCGAGATCTTTGAAGACGAGAACCCAAATGTTGACACGCCTTTCGAGCAAGCGATCAAGCAGCTGAACGATCAACTCAAACTGTGGGCCACGCTACGTCGCCTTGACACGCTGGCGGGTTTGAGCAGTTACGCGGTGATGCTCATCGGTGCGCCGGGCGATCCTTCCACGCCACTCCCAAAAGGCAAGCCAGGTGGGCTTCTTTATCTGACACTCTTCTCAGGTGGTGGAGGCCCGGGCTCGACGAATGTGACGTCCGCCGCAATATCAGCAGACGCGACAATCGACACGCTCGTGCAGGATCCCAAGGATAAGCGGTATGGATTGCCTGCCACGTATCGTTTGACGAAGCTTGCTGAAACGTCAGGTGACTTCAATAAGCCAGTACACTGGACGCGTATTCTTCACGTCGCTGAAGGCTGTCTCGATAACGACGTGTATGGGTCTCCCGTCCTTGAGCCGGTGTGGAATCTGCTCGATGATCTCGATAAGATTACGGGTGGTGGCGCTGAGGCATTCTGGTTGCGTGCGAATCAGGGACTGCACCTGAACATCGACAAGGACACCACGCTCACGCCTGAGGAACGTACTGCACTTCACGACCAAGCTGAAGAGTATCAGCATCAGATTCGTCGTATGCTGCAGACGCGCAAGGTCAGCGTGGATGTCCTCGGTAGTGACACGGCAAATTTCTCGAGTCCCGCTGACGCGATCATCACGCAGATTGCGGGTGCATTGGCTATCCCGAAACGCATTCTTACAGGTAGTGAGATGGGCGAGCTCGCGTCATCTCAGGACCGTGAGAACTGGCGCGATCAGGTGACGGGCCGACGCACTGAATACGCAGAACCAAACATCGTTCGCCCGCTCATTGATAGATTGCTCGAGTTCGGGTACTTGCCTCCTCTTCGTAAGGAAGGTGAGTACCAAGTTGAGTGGTCGCATATTCAGGCGCTCACTGAACAAGAGCGCGGTGCGGGCGCTGCAAATTGGGCTGGTGTAAACGCGACACAGAAGACGATTGTGTTTACACCCGAAGAGATCCGGGACACGTGGTATGGGCTCGAGCCGCTCACCCCTGAGCAGATTGCTGCGGCAACTCCTCCACCTCCAGAGCAAGCCTCGCCTGCACCTAGTGTCCCGGAAAATGAAACACCTCCCGAGGAAGTAAAGCCTGAGGAGGAAGAGGAAGTCGAAGTCGACGACGACGAAGAGGAAGTCGACGAGGAAGAGGAACTTGATGAGGAAGGCAAGCCCATCAAGAAACCCGCAAAGAAAGTCGTGAAGAAGGCCGTGAAGCCCGCTAAGAAAGAGGCTCGCGCTGCCGAGGAATATGAGGAAGCGATTCTTCATGCGCTGACCACGGCCATCGAGACAAACGACGTCGATACGATCGATGAGATCCTCGGCATTAAGCATGATTGATCTGCCTCTCGCTCCATCGCTCGCTGCCAAGTATGTGGCAGTGGTGCGTGCTCGCCTGTTAGGCGGACCCGGGAGTGGGAACTTCGGCCACGCGGGCATTCCCGGGCAGCAAGGTGGGAGTGCGCCTTCAGACGGCAGCGACTCCTCGAGCCAGGGTATCGTCAAAGGCACACCCGAGTTCAAAGCGGTGAATGACTACGTGGACGGCGTGTTCATGGAGACAGCACAGCAACACTTTCGTTCAGGTAAGAAAGTGAATGAACTGGACGATGAGACGTATCATCAGGTCAGAGCACTTGATCGCGCTATCGCACAAAGCACGAATCACGAATCGATGACTGTGTATCGTGCAGTGCCTCCGGAAGTCGCAGCCGAGATGACGAGTGCACGACTTGGGTACTACGTGTCTGACCAAGGGTACATCTCGACGAGCAAGGATCCTGAGATTAAGAGTGTACTTGAAGAAGATGACGTTGCAGCGCCTAACTTCGTAACGCTTGCTATTCATATTCCGCGTGCACACCCTGCACTTGACGTGAATAAGACGATCGGGAATCACCTGTACTCGCATCAGCGTGAGGTGATTTTGCCGCGTGGCACGTTGTTCATCGTGACTGGCCCGAATCGTTTAAGTGTGGTGAGGAACGGGTGAAGGCCTCTTCTCGTTTCGTTTGGGAAACGGGTCAGTTCACGGTGACAGCACCGCGACCGAAGAAGGCACGTGTGCTTGGTGGTCCCGGCTCAGGTAACTTCGGCCACTCTGGTCGGCCTGGTATGCAGGGCGGCAGCGGTGAGAGTGCTGAGGATCTTGCTGAGTTCAAAGGCAAAGAAGGCCTGTGCTTTGCAAATGTGAATAAGTGGAATGCTCTGCACGGTGAGAAGGACGACATCGTTGTGCATGGCAAGGTGACGAACATCGATGGTAAGACGTTTGATCACGCATGGGTTGAACGTGACGAAAAGGTTATCGACCCGACCACCGCTGTCGTCATGGCGAAGGACAAGTATTACGACTTGTTGAAGGCGAAGCCTGAAGGCAAGTACACGTCCACGCAAGCCATTCAGAATCAGATACGCGCTCGTAATCACGGACCCTGGACTGCTGACGAAGTAGGCACGAGACATCTTGGTGGTCCGGGTTCAGGAAACTTCGGTCATGCGGGAATTCCGGGACAGCAAGGTGGCTCGGCACCGGGCGAAGGAAACTTTCCGCCTGCAAAAGAGTTTGGTCCGCTACAGCGTGGCGTGCCACAGGACGAGGGATACGGGCGTACTGAGAACTCATGGGCCATCAATTCAAAGCTGATTGCGGGTAAAGAACTCGATGCCCGCGAACAAGAAATGGTGGACGACGTCGAACGATTGCAGATGAAATCGAAGACCGAAGAAAACATGACTGTCTTTCACAAAGGCACGATTCCTAGTGAAGGAAGCATCACGACTCCGGCCTTCTTGAGCACGTCAACTACTCCTCCTGGTTCCAGTGAATTTCGTGGTAAGATAATCGCTGTGCAAGTACCAAAGGGTACACATTTCGCATACGGTTCTTTTCACGAGAAAGAACGCATTCTGCCACGTGATGGCACTTTGACGCGTGTAGGTAAGATGGAAGATGGTACACCTATCATGCGCTACAAAGAAAGTAGTGCCGTGCGTGATCGTCTTGATGAAAGAGAAGCAAAGTGGCAGCGACAATTTGAAGAAGAAATGTCACGGTATGCGGCTGCCAAGAAAAAGACTTACACGGTTCACACTGTGGCTGACACGTTCGTGCCTGCGCTGAGGAAAGCGATTCTATCCTCGCTCAAGCCTTCCTCGATTCAGGATGAGCAGGCGGCACTCGCGTTTGTCGAATCGTGGGAAGCGCGGTTGCGTGAAGCCTTAATTCCCGTGCTGCGTCGAATCGTTGTGACGAGCGGGACGTTGCACGGGTTGAAGATTCGCACTGCGGGTGGGCCTGGCTCGGGTAACTTCGGACACGCAGGTATCCCTGGGCAGCAGGGTGGAAGCGCACCGTCTGATGCGAGTGATTCGCCTAAGGCAGATTCTGCGCATTCTATCGCGCCAACTGAGCGTATCGACTTCAGTAAAGATCGCCTGTTCCTATACGATCCTCAGAGCAATAGGTTCGTGCTTGGTAAGGCGGCCAGTGAAGATCTTATCGACAGCATCATTGACAGCTTTGACGCGTCACACGCGGGCGTATTAGTAGACGCTGGCTTGCCGGCTACAGGGCGTGCATACGACGCTTATAGCGTTCACGGCTTTGTCAGAGATGGCGGAATCAAGGTCACTGTGCTAACGCATGCTGGTGACTCTGTGAAAATGAATGACGACTTACATGCATTGTTCACTAAGCTGCAAGTACATGGGGCTACCGCAAAGACGACAATAGACATAGGTTGGGGTGGTCGTCCACTTGGTGATTACTTAAAGCAGTTCGAGCTGTATAGAGGCCTAAGTGCACTAGAGCTAAGTGCACTAGAGTTCCGTGCTGCCAAGAAGCCATCAGAGACAAGCACGGCCAAGACCAAGGTAGGGAAGTTTGGACTCAAGTTCGATGTGGCGAATCCTCGAGCGATTGCCTGGGCTCGCACGCATGCGGCGAAGCTGGCAGTTGATATGTCAGAAGAGACGCGTCGAGCGGTACGCGCGATCATTGCACGCGGGTTCACCCAAGGTCGTCACCCGTATCAGACGGCGAAGTTACTTCTCGACGTAATCGGGCTCACTGAACGACAGGGCGTTGCGCTGATGTCGTATCGTGACAAGCTTGAGGAACAGGGTTTCCTGGGCAAGGACCTTGATGATGAGGTCTTGGTGCGCAGCAACGAGATGTTCGAAGCTCGTGCTGAAATGATTGCACGCACGGAAACGATGCGCGCCTCGAATGAAGGTCAGCAGGAGCTGTGGAATCAAGCCGTAGATGCGGGCCTGCTCACAGGCGCGGAACTACGTGAATGGATTGTGACGCCCGACGATAGGCTGTGTCCGATTTGCGAAGCGATGGAAGGCCAGACAGTCGGGATGGGCGAGCCATTTGATGTGGATGGCGAGGACGTGATGGTCCCGCCCGCGCACCCGAATTGTCGATGCACGATTGGGATCTCGGCCGAAAGTCCGGGACCTGCCAACCTCGAGGCATATCGGGAGTTAGGCGGCCCGGGTAGTGGGAATTTCGGGCACGCGGGTATTCCGGGACAGCAGGGTGGAAGCGCACCGGGA